CGTCACCACCGTCACCGCCTTCACCGCCTTCTCCACCACCTTCACCAGTTTCTTCTCCGCCTTCTCCGCCTTCTCCGCCTTCTCCGTCTTCTCCGTCTTCTCCGTCTTCTCCGCCACCACCACCGCCGCTATCGGTATTTCCGGGATCTCCGGGATTATAAGGTACGAAATCTCCGTCTGCTGACCACGTACCAGTTTTGCTTGGGTCATAGGTATAAGGAGAAATTGTTTCGCTCCAACCCGCCCCCGACTTGCTAGGAATATAGCCTTCGGGCGGCTCGGCAGTAACCACAACTTCTTCCATCGGGCTGTGAGCGCCAGTCCCGCTTGTTTCATAATCTCTAAGTGAAGGGTCACTATAATCAATTCCGCTATCAACAGTCTCATCATCATCATCATCACCGCCAGTTCCGGGAGTAGGGTTTTTTCTAGGCCCGTTGGTTGTAGGCGCTGCATTTGGATCATAGGTATAAGGAGAAGGTATTCCCCCAGTACCTGCACCTGATCCACTTACCCCCTCTGGTATAGTATAAATTGGGGGTGGTAGATCAACCGGCCTATTTGTATATGTTATATATTCTTGAATTGCAGAGCCAATAACAGCGCCAGTAAATAAATCATATCTCATGTTGGGTGATCCAACACTAGAGTAAGTCCCGTCATCGTTGATTACATAACCGGGTTTCATCTGGCGACCGCCACGACCACTGCCGCCCACCGGCTCTCGGGTGATCCACTCAAAAACACGGGTCGCCATGGCTACATCGCCGGGGCCTAGCCTTACCGTATCCTCCATGCCCGAAGGAATATAATTCAGCGTCATCCCTAATGCTGAAAGAACTCCACCTTCACCTGTTGTCGGATTAAAAGGTGTAAATCTTCCGCCAACGTAACCTGTAAGTGATGCTACATCGCCGATGTCAAGCTGATTATTTGTTATATATGCTGCATTAGCAGTAACAATAACTTCTTGAATACCAGTATAAGAACTAGGATCGCTAGTACTTAAATTCCCTGACAAGCCGTCAAGAACTTCTGAAGGGTTTGATTCGTTAACGCCTTGAAATTGCTGTGTACTAGGAGCTTGAAAGGTTGTCGAACTATAGTTGCCATACATACTGGTTAGCTGGTTTGATAACGCAGGATGATACCCTGTACCTGCCTCGTTAAAATATCCCGAAGCTAAAAAATCACCACTCCTTTCATTGTAGTGGAATCCTCCGCCTACCATAAAGTCTACTAAACTTTGCATAGTGGGCTTTGCGCCACCTATACTTTGTGTGTATAGATCAGCTATTCGTGCAACTCTTTGGGCTTTTGTCATACCCGCTACTTGCTGCTTTGCCCAATAATCTTGTAGATCGACACCCGTCAGTACACCTGGGCCACCTGACATAAAAGCTAGGCGAGGTACTTTTGTTCTTTTTTCCTCTAACCGTTTTAAAGCTTTTAATATGCTTGTCATTATATAAACCTATATTCTTTTAAATAAACATTTGAGTGTAGCTTATCTTCTTTCTCCATAATGTCTAATTTGTTTTTAAAGGTGTGTACCCAAGATAAGTCTGTTTCATTTTTTGAATATTTAAACACTGTACTTTCATTTCTATTATCATAAATATAAGTTGCAGGGTTTTCGTATAAAGTATAAACTTTTAATTTATTTTTAATTGCTTGATCTTTTAAAGTTAAAAAATGTAAAGTATCTTCTGAAATAACGACATCTTCATCAAACTTAAACTGAGCTGCTTTTTTGCTTAGCCATGTAACACGATTAAAAGTTTGGTTAAGCTCTAAATATTTTTGTGTGTCTACCAGCTTTGACATAGAGTTAGCTAGTTCTAAAGCTTGTTCGTGTTCAACCCCTCCTATTAAACTGTATCTTCTATATAACTCTTCAACAGATACATGATGTGTTTCTTTTTTAATAGTAAAAAGTTTATCTTTGCCGTCTATAGTTTTTATAATTAAACCATCTTTTAAACACAAAGCATCAGGAATAATTTTTTTCTTTTCAACACTTTTATAATACTCTACACCATGCTGAGTTAAGAAATCATCCCCGTCTATCATGACGCAGTAATCGTTATCAGAAGCTAAAAATAAATCTAATACAGAGTTCTTACCTTTAGCAGGAGTTCCGTTGCTTTTAGTGATGTAATATTCAATACCTACATCTTTACAATACTTTTCAGATTTCTTAATATAATCTTCATCTAAACTATTTATAACAATCACCATATCTTCTTTTGGTATGTTGCTATATTTAGGACTACTGTGCCTTAATAGAGCTGCAAAATGTCCTGATGTTAACACATAAAACTTAACCATCTATTTAACTATCTGAGTTAATATAGCAATAATTCCTGTCAGTAATATCATATTAAACCCATAGATTCTAGACTCAAGACGTTGCATTTTTAAACCTCCGCTGCTAAGTTGGTCTTCAACATTCTTCCATCTAATAGCACATTCAGCTTCGTGTTTTTCCATACGAGCTAATACATCAACTGCTGTAATTCCTTCGGGCATAATTAATATCCTTTATTTTTTAACGGGCGTAACCCTAGTTTAAGTTAGCCCATGCGCCGTTGGCATACACTTTTAGTTTATGGTCGTCGGTGTCATAATATACCCAACCATTAGAAGGTGAGGTAGGCGCAGAACTTTGAGCAGGGAAAGCTACAGGTTTAGTTGCTGTTACTGCTAGGCCACTTACAGTTAATACAGGCTCTACAAGTGATCCTGCTGTCATTGCACCAAACTCTAATTGACCATCTTCTGTGCCATCTGAAGCATCGAGTATTTTAGCATGGATGTGAGCATATTCTATATTTTCAGGGCCACCACTACTAAGTCCTCGATCATTAAATGCTTCAAATGCAATTACACTAAATTCATCATTGTCAACACCTGTAAATAGTTCTTGTCTCCGTAGTGTTATTTTAGGGCCACCTGTAAAAGAACCACCTGCTTCATAACTATTTATAACTAAACTATCTTCTATTTGAACCTCTGGAGTTGCTGAAGATGATCCAGCATTTAAAGTTAATACATCTGCAGTACCTGTTAAATCATTTGCACCATCAGTAGTTCTAAGAGTAAATTTAAGTTGTCCTCGTTCTGCTCCATTAGTTATATCAGTAGATTTTGTTTCTATTCTAGCAAAAATAATTTTTTCATTACTGGCATTATCAGAATAAAAATTTATTGTTCCTGATTTATCATTATTAGCAGGACTTCCAGACAAATGATATAAATCAAGATTAGGGCCAGTAGAACCTGCATCTACACTTTTTAAAGTTAATGGTGTATTGAATGTAGACTCAGTACCGTTAAGTGTTAATACGGTAGTATCTTCTGTCCCTGCTGTAACAGTGGTGAAGTGTAAAGAACCATCTTCTGTAGCATTAGACTCATCAATAATCTCAGCGTGTATTCCTGCATACTTATGTTTTGCAGGGCTGTAACCATTATCATTTAAAGCCGTAAATTGAATCTCACCTAGATGATCACCGTCATCAGCTGCTGGGCCATCTACTTGATATAGTTCTAGAATTGGAGTTGGTGTGGCTTGAATTCCACTATCGTTTGCAGTTGCTTGGATTAAAACATTACCTGTTGAAGTCAAGCCCGTAAGAACACCTACAGATGTAATGTTAGTCTGTGCTGCGGTTTGTAGGGTGCCAGTTAATGTGCCGCCACTAATAGCACCTGTGGTAGTTATAGTACTTGATCCGTTATCAATAGCTCCAAAACCAGAAGCAATACTACCGCCACCTAAAGCGCCTACAGACGTAATGTTAGTCTGGGCTGCTGTAGCTAGTGTGCCTGTAAGGTCATCAGCATAAACGTGCTTGTATTTAACACTGCTTGTACCTAGATCAATATCACTGTCAGTTACAGGTACAACCACACCGTCTTGAATACGGATCTGCTCGACAGCCGCACTACTTACTTGGACAAAAAAACCAATACGGTTATTGCCATTAGCGCCATTAAGCTGTCCGTCAATTACAATTTTATTTAAAAAGTCTTCGTCACCTACTTTATAGATGTTGCCGCCTTCAGCAGCTGTACCATCATGTCTGTGGCCTGTAGTGCCTCCTGATGTTCCAACATATGAAAAAGTATTTAAAAGTTTATTAAACTCATTATTAAACAACGAAGCTTCAATAGTCTCATTATTCTGAATTGTGCTTTGTCTCGTATAGCTAGTTCCTGCCATTAGTTTATCTCCTGCCTTCTGGCACGTAGTTTATATAATAACCATTGATCGCATAAGGAGCTTTCTGGTCATTGCTTGATAATTTTAAGTTTAGTACATCTCCACTTCCTTGGACTGATTGACGTATAGAGGGGTCACGAGTGCCTCCAAATATACCGTCTCCAAAATTTATAGCTCCAAAAGCTGATGGGACAGGTACGTCAGACAGAATATAATCGGGCGGCTGTAGTAAGTCAACATCTTCGTAGTCATATCTTAAACGTAAAGTTGGGGACACAGTGCCTTCTGGAGATAGAGAAACTTTTACATAGTGGAAAGTTTTCTTAGTTCCTAGATCACCACAATCTAAACTAGGTGTAACGTACTCAGCTTCTATATTGGCGGCTACACCAGCTTCATAAAAAGCATTACCTTCATCGTGGTTATAAATGTAGCCTTTACGATCTCCATGATATACGTTTTGTGTTCTATCATTATCAAATGCAGAATCAACGCCGTGAGCCTGTATCCCTACAGTTTGCGCCCATGAATAACCATTACCAGTTAAAGTCCCTATAACGCCTTCTGAGTCTAAGTTAGAAGTAGCTGTAGTAGAATAAAATAATCTATATTGGTTTTTATTTCTAAGCACCACACTTGTAATTACTTTACTGCCAATATTTCTAGTAAGCTGAGTAATAATTGATTGTATATTTCTACTTACTGTGCTTAATTCAGTGTCACCTATTTTTGCAGTCCCTGCTAATGTTCTAATCCCATCTGGAGCCAAGAATACTAAATCTCCCCCAACCTCTTGTATGCTGTGTGCGCTTAAACAACCTACGTTTTTTGTGATAGGAACCACAGCAATTGTGCTACTATCGTGAACATTTCTCAATCTGTGTATACTATTTTTACAAAATATAATTATATCTTCACGAAAAGCTTTTAATGCAACTACAGCATCGTCTACTGCAATAACATTAGAAGAAGAACTGGTTGTTACATCTGGAGCGTCAGCATCAAAAGTTGTATAAGCAATTGAGTTAGGTGCAGATGAAACCCCTGCGGCAACTAACATAGTTTTATGATACACTGCACATGTAGGATTATCAGGAGTTCCAGCCCCTACATGACTTGTTATTGCTAATGTTTGAGCAAAGAAAGTTCTAGTGCTTAAAGCTCCAAGACCTGTCATATAGAATAAATAAGGGGGATTGTCTCCATCGCAGATAACTACTTTACCGTAGTCTACATTATCTTCAAAGAATGTAAAAGATGTTTGTTTTTGTCCTGCACGACTTAAATCAGAGCGTCCATTAAAGGTGACATAATTGTCTCCTGAACTAGCAACACTGGTTTTATTTATTTTTATCCAGTTAGTGCCGTCATTAGAAAACTTAATATCATTTGCGCCTGTTACAATCACGCCATCAGCATAAGCTAGAACGCCTAAGATCGCCGTGTCTGTTCCGCCAAAGGGACGAGTGTCCCCGTAAGGTGTATAGCCTTTAATGCGTCTATAGCCGCCATCAGGATCAGGCTCAAAGTTTTTTAACTTTGTAGCAAGTCCCGGTTGGCTAAGCATTGCAAGCTCTGTGAAGTTGGTGTTGAGACCGCCTTGACAAGCCACTATAAAAGGTTGTGACATTGCCATTAAATAAATCTCACTCTGTCGTCTTTAAAGTATGAGGGGGTAGGTTCAATAAGATTGGAACGCATGAAGTCTAAACCTTTTCTGTAGTCTTCTAATGCGAATGCTGCGGCTTGGGGGTTTTCTTTAAACTGCCAGCAGTAGTATCGTATACGTGCGATAAGTACAGGAACAAACGCATCTGGAAAAACTACTTGGTCATCATGAGCTACAAGCTTTGTAGGTTTCCCCCAAGCAGTGTAATAAACTTTATATACTTTATCTGGAATAGGGCTAAGTCCAAACTTTGTTCCGTCAGGGCTTCGAATAACGTGGGTGGGTGTTGCACCTGTTGCACCGTCTGCATCGGCTGCGTTTTCTGATTCCCGTCTAAAATCTTTCCAGTCTTCTGTAGTAGCAAAACGAAGATTGCGGGACGTGAAAGGGGCAGATTCATCATCTACACCTATAGTTGTTAGGTAAAAAGTGTCCCAGTCTACAGCATGGAATTGATCTCTTTGAGCAGAGTCTACACTTCTTAAATCATAAAAACGTGTACCAGCTACTGTTTCTTTAGCGGCATTTCCATAAAAAGGATCGGTAGTTCCTGAATCAGCTATAAGTAAAAAAGGCCATTGCGCTTCTTCATTACAGATGTCCATGTATGCTCGGTTTACTGAGTCTTTGATATGCTGTTGCACACCTATAGCATCAGTAAAATTAAGATTAGTAAGGGCTACTTCGTTAAGCTCCCGCATTATTTCATTTGTTATCTCTAAATACGTGGTAGCCATTTACTTTTCCTCAGTAGATTTTTTTTCTTTCTTTTTAAAGATTTCATCCCAGTTGTCATCGAAGTTTTGTTTAGCTTCTCCTGCGTATCTATTAGGATTCATTTTAATTTTATTAGGGTTTCCAAGACGTATTGGATTTTTATCTGATCCTATATTTGCCATGTATTTCTCCGTATAAAAAAACAAGAGGGGCTTTTACACCCCTCAAGTTTATTAGCTTCTATTAGTCAAGACCAATGTAAGCCTGTACAAGTGCTTCAGGACGTAAAACGTTAGCGCCGTAAACATGCAAGCCACGACAGATGTCGCCAAAGCTTGATGGATCACGGATTACTTCAGTGTTCACGATAGTCTGAGCGGTCGCTGTGCTTGAAATGTGACCTGCTAAAACTACACCAAAGGCGTTGTCTAAAGTACCTGATCCGTCTGCAACTGCTGCTGTAGGTAAGTTATTAGACTTATACATTTCAAAGCCTCGGATCTTACCAGAGCTTACTAAACCATTACGGATTGAGCCTTGTCCACCGTTAAAGTCTACTGACATTAACTTAGACTCAGTTTTAGCCAACTGCTCATAAAACGCAGGAGGTGCTACAACCCAACGACCTTCTTCTGGAACATTGGCTTCATCAAGCTTACGAGCCATAGTTGCCAAAACGTCAAGTGGGTCTACTTCGTTTGTGCCAAAACCTACATCAAGATTACCTGTTCCTACTGTAGTGTAGTTAGCGTCAGTTAAGTCAGTAGCACTATCCGAACCAAGAATGTGGTCACGAGCGCCCGTTTGACCGTGTGGAGTAAAAGAGCCAGATGCTCCTGCGGCAATTGTTGCCAACACGCCTCTGTCAAATGTATCTTTAAGAGCATAAGCGGCTGAAGAAGCAGCCATCTCTTTAAAGTTTACGTGAGACATACTTGATTCAATATCATCAACGATGAATTTGAATGCGTTTGCCTTATCAACAATAAGCGTAGTCTCAACATCTGTTAATGCAGTTGCTGTGATAGCGCCACCACGTTCGTACTGATCTACAGTGATTGTAGGCTCTTTAATAATTTTTACAGTATCGCCAAAGCTTGAGATTTCACCTGCATAATCAGTGTTTGTAATTGCTTCTGCAACTGAAGATTTACGGAAAAAGTTAAGAACCTTTTTCGAGTAGACTTCTGGTAGGAAGTTATTAGTGCCGTGGAAGTTACTACCACTAGATTTTGCGAAATTTTGATCGCTAGTATTTGCTGTCATGATTTTTTACCTTATAAAAAAAGAAAAGTTTAAGAAACAACTCGTCCTTCTAGAACCGCACTGTCGATTTCTTTTTCATATTTATCGTAGTCGTTCATAGAAAGTTTTGCTATTTCTTTCCGACTCCAGATCCTTGGTTCTTTAGAACCTACAGAAGTGGTTTTTGTAGATACCATATCTGCTGCGGATCTGGAGGATTGCGACCTCGATGTCTGACGTTTAACTTCTTTTGTAGTAATACCGGATTCTAATTTATATAAATCAATAGCTTTGATTGCAAGCGTTACATTATCTGGGTTATCATAAACCCAACCTTGAATTTGTTCAGGTTGAGATTCTGCCCAAGTGTGAAAGTTTTCATCACCTTTGATGTCTTCGAAATCAGGATGTCTACTGCGTAAAGATTCTTCGGCTTCTTTGCGTACTATATTTGCTTCACGTTGTTGAAGCGCATGTAGTTTAGCTTCTAAAGCTTTAGACTTTTCTTCGCTCTTCATATGAGCTACAGTTTCAACTGTTTCAAAAAGATCTGGGTATTGTGCTTTAAACTTTTCAAGATCTTCAGGACTTCTAAGCTGTGGCACAGGCACATTGGCGCTCTCTGCTGCGGCTTGTAGTTCTAGTTCTTTCTGTTTAAAACCAGAAACTTTATCATCATAATGTTTCTTTAAATCATCGTATCGTTTTTTATAATTAGTTCTTGTTTTCTTTTCTGAGTCTTCTACAGGGGCCGTATTAGGGGTAGCCTCTTCTGAGTCTTCAAAGAATAAAGAATCAGCGTTTCCTTTACTAGGGGTGTCTGCTTTGTGCCAAGACTTGTTTCTATTATAAGGATTTGCTGTTGGTTCTTCTACATTAGTTTCTACTTCGGACATATTGTCGCTCTCCTGTTGGGGCTTTTATCTTTTCAAGGTAGCTGTGTTGTTAGCTAAACATCACGGGCTTGATATTAAAAGGTGGCCTCTAGGTCTATAGTTGTGTGTGAGGGGCTAAATACTTAGGTAGCCTCACTATTAAGTGTGCCGTTTTGTTCATCGGATGCCAGTTCTGCATCATCCATTATACGTTGCAGGTTTTCTGCTCCGATAAACTCTGTGGCTTTTGCGGTGATAACAAACTCACCGTCCGATAACCTAGCCGGTATCGAATCTGATACTCCAGTACCGATGCCTTCTACTGCACCTTCACCAGAAAATTCTGCTGCTACATCTAAAATTTTACTAAAGATAGTAGCTAATTGTTCGTTTCCTTCTAAAACACTTGCTAGTAAAGATTGTTCGTCTTCTAAAAGTGCTTGGTCTAAAATATATTCTTGGAAGTTTTCTTCCATTAAACCGTCAGGCTCTTGTGATGCAATAGCCTCTGCCATTTCATCTTCTGGAATGTTATCATAAGTATCTTCAAGAGGAGCTACGTTTTCTAACTCTGCTTCCATTTCAGGCGGTGTTAATAATGAACCCTCTGCCTTTTTCAATCTTGAAGTTGCTACGTCAGTTGTGGGCGTGGCTGTAGTGAGTAAAGAAGCACCGCTTACTTTTGTTTTTTCTTCGGGCATCTTTGCTTTTTTATTTTTTTTATTCATCATACTCATTATCCTTACGGTTTCTAGCTTCAATTATTTGATCTTTAAGGGCCTCTACATTAACCAGAGAATTCACTCTCCCCTGCCTGCGGTACAGCTCCTGTTCCGATGTTGCCACCACCAGTGCCTGTAGCTCCAAGTTCTTGAGGTTGTTGAGGTGCTCCGTCAGGGCCGACCATAGCTCCTTGTTGTTCGTTAGGGGCGATAGCCTGCTCGCCAGTTGCTTGTCCAGCATTCTGTGCTCCTATAATTTGTGCCATAAGTGCGGCTTCTTCAGGATCATTTAAGATCTCATCGGGGTCTAAGTCTAAGCTGTATGCAAGCTCGCTAACGATCTTAGAGATCTTAACGAAAGGTGCAATAGCGGGATTCTGCGCAGTTTGTAAGAACATTGTTAGTCGTTGACTACGTACTTCTTTCTGCATCAAGCTATTTGTACCCATAGCTTTAATCTCTAAATCGCCTTCGATCTTTAACTCACCCTCGAAGAACTGCATGTTCCACTGGAAGTAAGCTTCACCAAGAGGTTTAAGCAAGAAGTCATCTAAGTTCTTAACCACTGTTTTAATATTCAATGATGCTGCACCGAGAAGCATAGACATGCCTGATGCAGTACGTGTCATAGACTGTACGCCTGTCTGACCATGCGAGTAACTAGGAATACCTGTTTGTTCATCTGCAAGCTGTCGGAACTTATCAAACATCATCATATTTTCTTGTGATGTGTTAGGAAACTTCATTCCAAAAATAGCTTGACCTGCTTGACCAGACTGTCTTCGGAAGACTTTTCCGGGATACACTTCCATACTTTGACCGCCAACAAGAGCTGACTCGTCTACGTCGAAGACTAGAGAGCCGCTGAGTGCTAAGTTGTCAATAGCCATGCGAGCATGTCCATTCATAATCTGTTGCGAATCATCCATGTTTTCTGCTACGCCAATACCAAAAAAGCTATAGGGGTTCTTCTCGTAAGAGAAAGCATTGTACGGGATTCGATTAGGTGTAAATGGGTTTATAACACTTCTTAAGAGTTTACCGTTACTTACCCAAGCGTTAATCTGCACTTCATCAAGATCATCTACTTCGTCAGATATTTCCATCCCTACTTCACGGGCGTATTGTGCATCCATAACACCCCAATACTCTAACACTTCAAACTGATCAGAGCCATAATCTTGTGATCGAGAGTCGTCTTTCAGTTCGCTTTCGTAGTCTTTTTCTTGGTAATTAGGCCCCATCGTCAAGCACTCACGTATAGCGTCTTTATCGAAGTAAGGCATTTTAGATAAACCACGAAGCTGTGTACGATTGTATTTATGTCGATGTACTACATACTCACAGTCTTCAAGCGTAGTTGCAGCAGGGTCTGGAAAGAAATCCCAGATGCTTACAAATTCAATTCGAGGAACACGAACACTTTGCGGTGTATACTCACGCTCGCCTGTTTCTTCATCCGTAGCCCAACGACCTATAGTTTTATTAAAGTTAAATGGCCCTTTAACAATACCTGTACCAAATAACGCAGACTCAAAGATAGCATTACGCAACTCGCTTGAGCCGCTAGATTCTTCAATCTGATCGTGAATAAGCTTTTGCATTTGACGTGCAGCTTCTTTAGCTGGAGAAACTTCTAAGATTTGTGGATCAGGATTTGCACCGTCTTTAAATGTAACGGCTCCTACTTCTTCAGCTTTCTTTATTTCAGCTTCAAATAATGTATCACCCGCCGACATCGTGGTTCCAGCTTTTAATGTCTTCCCGTCTCCCACAAAACCCACATCAAATGGATTTACAGGCTCTTGAGTCTCCATGTCTATTTCTACTTCCGCAGGTTCAGGAAGCTCGACACTTGCTTGAGTCATATCAACGTGCTTATAAGTAGAAATACCTTCAGGTACTTTTGTTTCTGTGATACCGATTGGGAACTGGCCTGTGCCAAAAACAACATCTACTAACTGGCCGAAAGCTGCTAACACTTTTGTCTTCGTAACCTTTACGAACACTTTAGATTTTTCAGACTCACGGAACTTCACGTTACGGCCATACAAGCCTCTGAAGTTGTGATAAGCACTTAGCCATCTGCTCTCATCTGAATCTCTTGCTTGCTCCGCTTCTGCATAGCGGTCTTGTACTAAACCTACCAACTGCGAAACAATGAATTCTTCTTCAGGGTTTATTGAATAACCTTGCTCTCCTTCTACTTTTTCGAAGTAGATTTCATTAGCGTTACCCATTAAAGTGTTTTCTTCAGTCATTTGTATTCCTTATAGCTCTTTGAAGATGCTTAAAGTGCCGCCACGTTTGTTACCACGAGCTGAGATTTCTGCGCCGCCTTTTGTCGTATAATTGTAACTGGCGTTTCCTTTTTTATCAATCCCGAATCTACCAGCTTTAGTGTCTACACCGAGAGAGCTATTACTGTAGTTAACCTTACCACTATTATATTTGTTTTTATAGTGATCCAAGCCTTCCGAATGTGACACTGTAAAGGGGCCTTGTTTGAGTGAGGCTGAAGCTCCAGAAGACACATAGTCCTGATTACCGGCAGCACCCATAGAAAGATCTAAGTCACCTATAGTCTTGTTGGCCGACACACTGCCGCCTTTGTTATATGCAAGCTTCATTTTTTTATTTTTCATATCGGTTAATATCCAAAGGTTGAGTCAGTAGGAGCATAAGCTTGTTCACGTTTTAAATCTCTCATCCTATCTAAGGGGTTTGAATTCCTCGGCCTAGACATTATAAGGTAACGTAACGCATCATATGCGTGATCAGATGCTCTTGTATCTACATCTTCTGGGTTAGATTTATCCAGAGGAATCCCTTGAAGTTCTCGTATCAGGTTTGGGCAATGATTAAATATCTGTATGCGAGGTCTACCGCTTTGAGTAATCTTCAAGTATTCGTGGATTTGTATTTTTCCTTGAATCCTGTTCTTATCAGCCCTTCTTAGTTTGTGTCCTTGTCTTTGCAAAGTCTCACCAACTGTAGGGCCTGTTGTTCCTGTACGTGACCAACATGCTGTATCTAAGACTCCCGCAACTGCGAAGGGGTCTTGCATCTCCATGTTAGTTATAAGCTCTCCGAGTTCTGTGCCTAGTAAGTTCTTTTGATACAGTTCTCTATATATAATCAGTGTGCCGTCACTGGGGTCTACTGCTCCCCATATGCAAGCTGATTCAGAAGCGTAACCGTAATCTATTCCTTTAATACGTTCCCAATGTACTGGGATCTCAAAAGGAGTGATTACGTGTGCCTGCCTGTCAAACTCTGTGAAGGCTGCCCCTTCTGCTACGTCCCAATCACCATCTAGTAGTTGCCTACGTTGTGTGGGTGGCAGAGCCTTTAGCATCTGCTCGTAACGTCCATCCTTAGCTAAGTAAGGGTTATCCTGCAAACTGGCTGGGATAAACTTCCTTGTGAGGCCGTCTTTGCCCATGAAAGGCTCATGAGGTGGATGAGGCTCAATGTATCTCTTCTTTACCCAATGCGCTCCAGCACCACCGGGGTTAGCTGTACAACGCATGTAAGGAACTATCTCAGGGTCTGTAGTCCGTAGACGTGACGCTAAGTAGTTCCATGAAAATTCTGTCGGTAGATGTGTGATCTCATCAAAGCCTATCCAGCTATATGCTTGACCCTGATAACGATAAACATCTGCATCTCGTTCCAAGAAGCCGAACTCTACTTTAGCCCCGCTAGGGAAAGTCCACATCTTCTCTACTTCTTTGTACTTAGCCCCGTGGAAGGCTTTCGGGTAGAGTTCACGGCTCTTGTCTATAATCTCTCTTAGCTCTGGCATTGATCGTCTAAGGATCAACGCTCTGTGAGCAGACCTGTGCGCATAACGCAACGGATCAACAATCATTGCATATGACTTACCGCCACCTGCTGCTCCACCAAACAATACATCCGTCTCTGAAGCGGCAAGGAAGTCCTCTTGAGGGCCTTCGTTAGCCTTGAAGATAACACTCTCTTCAGCTTCTTCTCGTAAGCTCTTTGGTAGGGCTTCTAATTCTTCTGCGCTAAACAGCTTTGACTTCTCTGAGTCGCTCAAGACATCCAAGGTCTTCTTAGTATTCTCAATAGACTTCTTGTAGTTGTCTACCTTGCCCTGTGCCGCCTTGAGCTTCTTCTGTTTAGCTCTAACTGTACGCTTAGCAGACAGTTTAGCTTTAGTTTCTGAGTGGTAGTTGTAACCTTTACCCTTAGATCCCTTTGCTCTGCCTGCTTTCTTCTTGGGGGTGCCGTCCTTTTTCAGGACGAACTCACCGTTCTCATCTGTCGCATAGTTCTCTGGGTTAACTTCCCAGTCCAACTTATCCAAAAGCTCGCTTCTCAGCAATCTTCTTTAGACCCATATGGCTTAAAGACCTGCCAGTTAGGTGAGTGATATACATACTACCATCACGTAAAGATAAAGTCTTGTTCTGGATCATAGGGACTACAGAGTCTAAAGCCTGTAGCTCTTCGGGGATCTCATCCAATTGACTATCATCTTCATCGTTTAGTTTGTAA